CGCCTTCAAGCTGTGGAGCGTCAAACAAACCCAAGTAGTCACGACGAACGGGGACGCTGTGAAGCAGTAAGTTACTGTTAGTTCAACGTAACACAACGGACGACCCTGGCACTGGCGAGTTCTCCGGTAATGTCGATAAGCTGGTCGTGAGAACGCTCGCCCAGATGATGTATGTCTCGTATCTTCAGCGCGAACTCAGCCGAGTCATGGCGCTTAATGGTATCTACGGCAAGGATGTTACGCTTACTGGACAGGATGCGACAAAGCGTGTGACCAAACAGGAATTGGACGATCAGATTTCTCGTGTCGAGTCACTTCTGCACCGTCAGAAAACACCTGCCTATCATTGAGGTGGCCTATGTCTGAAGAATCAAAGAGCTGGTACAAGATGATCCGTCCGCTTTTTAATAGCGGATACGAGGATGATGAATTCTGGGCATATGGTCAAGACGGTTTCAATGAAGTGCTCGACTCCTTTGTCGGGAGCGACGTTGAGATATACGATAAGAGTGTTGCGAAGACGCCCAAAGTTGTCCGCGCTATCATTCAGAATGTAACTGGTGATGCGCAGAGCAGTACGCTTGTCCGGCAGATCCTCTGCAACATTGGTGTACTGCATTGCGGCCAGTACATCAAAGCGAATGGCGCATGGTGGATGGTGAACTCGCTTCCTGACAACAACCGCATTTACGAGAAGGCGGTTCTCTGGAAATGCAAGTATACGATTCATTTTGTATCGCCTCTGACCGGCAAGATCGTGGATTATCCGGTGTATTGCCTGAACTCCACACAGTATGGTACGGGAGAACGTCCGAAAACCAATATGACGGTTGGCGACGCACAGCATCTTGTGTATGTGCCCATGAACGAGGAAACGGTTTTGTGCGATACGTCACTGAGAATTATCATGGACAGAAATCGCGCAAATCCGACCGTGTTCCGCGTGACGCAGGTAGACGCGACCTCTTATGCTGTCGGCGATGAATATGCGGATGACGGTATCCTTCAGTGGTCTGTCATCGAGACGCAATTCAACGAGGCGACAGACAGCAAAGAGAATATGGTCGCCGACTTCGTGAAAGCGGAGCAGAGCGACGGTTCGTCAGGCGACGCCGATGCTTATACGCTTCGGCTGGTTGATTGTGACGGAGATAACTTACTTGCTGTTGGTGAGAGCAAAAATATTGAAATCGTATTTAAAAATGCAGTCGGAGTTGATGCAGATATCTCCGTGCTGAATGTCGAGCTTGTGTCCGGTACGGATGCCATAGAGTCTTTCGACGTGCTCGGCAGAAAAATCATTCTTGATGCCAAGCCTGACAAGGCGAATGTGGGGGAGACTGTCGTTGTGCGTGTGTCAAATGAGGCACAGGGTATCAAGGCAGAAATCAAGATTGATATTGTGAATATGTAAGGAGGTGCGTGCGATGCCGCATTTTGATGCAATGATCCAGCAGAAGCAGAAATTGCGTGAGGCGATTTTGAAAAATCAAAAGGTGTGTGACCTGCTTGTCAATACTGGCAATAACGTGGCAAATTTCGACCATGTTAAGCTGGGCAGTAAGAGTCCTGCGGCAAAGCTCGTAAAGACGCACTTCTATATCCCAGACACGACAACTGTGGATGGGAATTATATCACGATGCGCAGTCGCGTGGTTTATGCCGATACGGACGTCGTAAAAGAAGTGGCGATTATCGTCTATGTCATTTGCAACCAAGACCAGATTGATTTACTTCAAGGGTCACGGGCGGATTTGCTTGCAGACGAAATCGACCAGATTCTTAATAACGGCGATATGCCGCTGTTTGGGTACGGTGGCATTAAAATCGGAGTGGCAGAAGAGGTGCAGTTCAACAACGGCTATTACGGCTGGGAAATCCCGTTTACCACTCATGAGATAAACCGGAGGGCAGAACTTCTGTGACGGACGATCTTAAAATCTTTCGTGGCGGCGACTACGAAATCAACTCAAAGATAACGCTTCATCAACCGACGCTCGGTGAAATCAGCGACTACGGCGAAAAAGAATATTTCGGTCTAGTTCGGTCGATTTGCTCCACACCTGCTGACCACAAAGTAGATATTTATGAGAATCTGGGCATCTATTGGGATGCTGTTGATGAGTTCGAGTTATTCGTACAGTTGTCGTTTGCGTTTCGTGAATCAGATATGAGCATTTTGTTTGGTGATCTGGACTGGACGTCATTTGTGCCAGCCATCAATCCGAATACAAAAGAAATTGTGTTGCGGAACAAAGATGGCGTGGTGATTGATCGGGCGATTCACTTTTTAATTACAGATGCTCTGCGAAAAATGCACTGCTTTGAAAAGAACGTTGATGTCGGATACGACGAGTTTACAAAAGACGCAATGATAGAAGATGAAAAGGATGAGCGAGAACTGGCGGCTAGAAAGCCGTACAGTTCTTTTTTATTGCCTTTAATTTCATCGCTGACGAATTGCGCTGAGTTCAAGTATCGGCATGATGATGTCTGGACGTTACCAATCGGGGCGTTTATGGACTCTGTGCGACGGATTCAAAAGCGTGTTAACTACGATAATCTTATGCATGGCGTTTATAGCGGCTGTGTAGAAGTGAAAAAGATAAAAAAAGAAGAATTTAACTGGATGGGAGAACTGAAATAGTTCTCCTTAATTTTGTGTTTGAAAGGATGAGATATTATGTTTTCTGCGAACACTTTTGTTATTGATAAAGTGCGTCGTGTGACTCAGGTCAATCTTGAGACTGGCATTGTTGACTGGACGCTTACCAGCATTGAGAGTCCGTCTATCGAGTTCACCGGTGAGTCAACCGATAAGACAGATGCTCAGGGCGTGCTTATCGCTCGTTTTGATACCGCTAAGGGTGTGAACTTCTCTGGCGAGGGTTCTCTGCTGTCGATGCCTCTGATGGCTGCGCAGCTCGGCACTGAGGTGCAGACCGGCTCTAGCACCGCTAAGGTCACTGGCAAGACCTTTGAGATTCTGAAGGTTGAGGGCGGCAAGGCAACCATGACGCATAAGCCGAAGGTCGCTCCGACCGTCGTTTACAAGATCACTTCGGACAAGAACATCGAGTCCACCATCGAGGTCGGCTCTGGCACGGACAAGGCTTCTATTGCCGATGCTGTTATCACTCTGCCTACTGGTTTTGCTGGCACTCAGATCGGTGTGCTCTATGAGTACGAGGCCGAAGAGGCGATCAAGGTCACGGATGGTTCGGAGAATCATGCTGAGGCCGCTGAGTACATTGTCGATATTCTTGCTTGCGATGTCTGCAACGCTTCTGTCAAGCGTGCTGGTTCCATCGTGTTCCCGAAGGCCAAGATTGACAACAACTTCTCTATCGACCTGACTACTGAGGGTACGCACCCGTTCTCCTTCAGCGCTCTGAAGGATTACTGTTCCGACGACGAGGAACTGTGCTACGTCCTCTTCAATAAGTAATCGGAGAGCAATTATGCAGAGACGTTGCAAGGTCTGCGGCGCTGTGTACGAGACGTGTTACTCGTGCGAGAAGCAGCGTAGCTGGCGCGTCCATACTGACACCGCAGACCACTACTACATTTTTACTACGCTGATGACATACGAGTATGATCGTGATGCCAAGAAAGCGTACCGTGCGTTGCGCAAGCGCGGCGTAGATTTTCTGCACACGAGTGTGTATGAACCGACTGTAGAAATTCTGCTGGACGAAATCTACGAGAAAAATAACGCTGACAAGGCGAAGAAAATGCGCACTACCGTTGAACTTGGTGTCATTGATGATAAATCGGCTCAGGATGTTGAGGCAAAGACGGATTAAGTTAAGGAAGGGAGGACGAATGTCCTCCCTTTTTCTGAACTTTCAGATTGGTGGTGAATACGATAAAGATTTTGGCGGTAGACCAAGCGCGTCATGGGGCATGGGCGATGTTTAATTACGAGTCAAAAGAACTGATTGGTCATGGCACATGGTCGTTTGACAATAAGAAATATACATTCCCGCAGGCGGTTAGAAATATCGAGGTACTGATAGAAAATATCATGAACACGCAAGGAATTGATGCGGTTTTCTACGAGGACATTCAGTTGCGTGTAAACGCACAAGGCTTTAAGAGACTCGCACAGTTGCAGGGTGTACTCATCAATCTCGCAGAGAAAAATGAATACCTTTATGATTTGGTTCAACCGTCGCAGTGGCAGAACTACTGCATGGCACGTGGCAGAAGCGAGAAAGAGATCAAAGCCAAAGTCAAGCAATTGGAAAGTGCTACGCACAAGAAGCAGTCTAAAGTCCTTTCCATACAGGCTGTAAACGACTTGTTTGGCATTGAGACTGAGAACGACAATCTGGCCGACGCGTGTTGTATCGGCTGGTATGTAGTAAACAACATTCCTATTAAAATCAAGGAGAAAACTTTATGAAAAAATCCGCCGATTTCATCGACCTGTTGGGTCTTGACGATGTAGAGAACATTCTCGGAGAACAGCTCCCAGACCCCGGACTGCTTGAATATTATCGTCGCCTCAAAGACCGTGAAATTCTTTGGAATGACGATGTTGACGAAAGTATGATTGAGGTGTCGATGTGTATTCGCAAGTGGAACATCGAGGACAAAGGCAAGTCGGTTGATGAACGCAAGCCCATTAAGATTTTCATTAACTCAGATGGCGGCGATCTCAATACCATCATGAACGTTGTTGACATGATTGAGCTGTCTAAGACGCCCGTTATTACGATTGCGCTTGGCAAGGCGTATAGTGCCGGTGGTCTGCTCCTGATGGCAGGTGATACGCGGTACATTTTCAAGAATACGAGTTGCCTGATTCACGATGGCTCGTCTGGCATTTACGGTACGACAGGCAAGATGTTGGACAACCTTGAGTTCACGAAAGGGCTTGAGAAGCGTATTCGAGATTATATCATTACGCACACGAGTATTCCGGGCGATCTGTACGACAGTAATTATCGTCGTGATTGGTTCTTGTTCTCGGATGAGATGATTCGCTACAACGTCGCGGATGAAATCATTGAAGACATTGACCTGATTTGAGGTAGATATGGCGAAGAAGAATACAACTATGAATATCGGTGAGACTCCGACAACGCTGGATGAACATCCTTTCTACGGACTAAAGCTGGATAAAGATCAGGAAGCGTTTCGAGATGCTATCTGGGATGAAAGTAAACGTATTGTGTTTTGCAATGCGAAAAGCGGTTCTGGTAAGACGCTGATTGCTACGGCTACGGCGAACCTGCTTTGTGCGCACGGTTTGTACGGCGGCATCGTGTACGTTGCTGCGCCTACGCAAGAGCAGAAACAGGGCTATCTCAAGGGCACTATCGAAGAAAAGTCCGAACCGTACTTTGAGCCTTTTTATCAAGCTCTTGACAAGATTGGTGTCAACCTGAATACAGCATTCATGGATGGTGGGCAGAACGAGAAATGTGGCATGGCCTATATTGAGTGTGTTACGCACACATTCCTGCGTGGCGTGAACTTTGAAAACAAGGTGGTCATCATCGACGAGTCGCAGAATTTCTATTATGACGAATTAAAGAAGGTTTTGACCCGAATCAATGATAATTGTAAGACTATTGTCATCGGCCATGATGGACAAATCGACCTATATTCCAATCCTGAACGCAGTGGCTTTGTTGGATATATGGACTGGTTTGACGGCGACTCTCGCGTGGCTGTCTGCAAGCTAACGAAGAACTATCGTGGTTGGGTGAGTCAGCACGCTGACGATTTTGACTTTGCGGCGATGTATGCCAAAACTAAAGACTAAACTAATATCGAGGTAATTTGAATAAATGAGAAAACTTTCCGTAGATACTATGAAGAAATACATGAAAACAAAAGAAGCTCAGAAGTATGTCAAAGTGCATTATGAATTTGATGGCACGGAGTTTGATGTCGAAGTGCGCACAAACTTATCATGTGCAGAGCAGTCAGCTTTCATTGATCGCGTCCTCGCCGGTTGCTTTGATGATAACGGCAATTTCCGTCCTGAGTATTTTGACCCAATGTTCCATGCAACTGTGCTTCAGATGATGACTAACGTGCCGCCGATTCCGATTCGCGGAGCTGCTGGTGATGATGGCGAAAAATTGCTTGACATCGATGCAATGGACGAGCTGTATGATGCGCTTTCGCTTGAGAGTGACGAATCAACGGATGATTTTTGCGGCTTCATTGGGTATCTGTATGGCCTTTGTGACAATGCTGCGGAATATCGTCGTGCACGCAATCTAGCCAATAACGGCGTGACTGGCGACTTGTCTGCCATTGTTAGTGGCGCACGTCGTTTCGTTGAGTCCCTTGTTGACAAGGTGGATAGCGTGGACACAGAAGAACTGCTTGCGTATGCTGGCAAACTGTCTGAGTTAACACATGGTGTTGATTCTGAAGGTGTGGCGGACGCAATGCTTCGTCTGTACAAAGCGGAGGAATCTGAGTAACAACTGCCGCCTGTCGCCAGCGGCCAATAAGAGTGCGACTTGTTTACGATTGCCGCCCGACTGCGTGCGGCATACAAGTGCAGCCTTGCAACGGGAGCGCCATAAGGCGCTCCCACATTTTTAACATAAGGTGGTGGGTGCTATGAATATCAAAGATGCGCTTGCTTATGCAAATAAGCAATTAAAACCTAAAATTGACTCCGCGCTTTCCAGAGAGGTATATCAGGTTGTCGTAGATGTAGAAGCATTCTCCATCGATGAAAAGGTCTACGATACATATAGACCTCTCATGTACGAGCGACGTGGCGACATGGGTGGTCTTGCTGATAAGGGGAACATCATAATGAAAGGCGGAAAGGCCACGAATGGTGTGTTGCGCGTTATCAATATAACTGATCCCAATCCGGGAGGTGTGCTTAATCGAGATCGGGTTACGGTTGGTAAAAGTCTTCCGGAACTAATTGAGTATGGCAATAACAACCGTTGGGGCTATAAATATAATTTTCAGTCTAAAGGCGCATATATGAACCCAAGGCCGTTTACTGAGGCTACGATTCGGCATCTTCGATACGTTGGATCTCATGTTATAGCTTTGCAAAATGGATTGAAGCGCCAAGGCATCAAGTCGAGAATAACTGGAAGCTCTTGCGAGAATTTAGACGATATATTTTAATAACGAGGTGGTGATTTAATGAGCGATGAATTGGAAGTTGTCGTAACAAGTGTACTTGAGGCAGATGAAGAAGCGTCATCAAGACGGATAGCAGCACAACTGCCAAGCATCTCCGACAAGGTAAATCAGTCAAGCAAAATCAAAGTCGGAATCGCGCTTGACGATAGTGCAGTTAGTGCGCAGGCAGGTGCATTTGTACAAAAAATCAATCAAAAGGTCGCCGCCAATAAAGTCGGCGTCAAGTTGGGGCTAGACAAAGAGTCGATTGCAAAATTGCAAACGAAACTTGGTAGCCTGCACGTCGATTCGTCAATTACGAATAGCATGGTCGAGCAAATCGACAAGATGGGCATTCGTATTGATAGAGTTAGTGGTAGTTGGAAACAGGTAGCTGATAGTGAACGCCAACTTTTAGCGTTAACAATTCAGGGGACAGATGAGACTGGTAAGGCTGTTTCTTATTTGCAGACGTATGATGCGGAAACACAAGAAATCAGCACAACGATGACAAACGTTACGCTCAATTTGGAGCAACAACGCAAGTCTGCTGCGGCATTAGCCAAGCAGGTCGAAAAAGACAACCAGTCTCGTTTGAATTTTCTATCAAAACAGCAAATTGAGATAAATAAAATCAATGCTTCTTACACTGGCCAGAGTTCGCAGAAACCGATTGTTGACCAGACGAGACTTGAATCGTTTGGTGCTAAGGTTACAGAAATCAACAATAAAATTGATGCACTTAAAGCTGCAAGCGGTGCACTGAGTGGAGAGCAACAGAGAGAGATCGTCGAACTCATTGCCAATGCAAAAGCGCTTGGTGAAGCGTATCGTACATTAGAGCGCGCTCCGACAAAGTTGCGCACGAAAGATGTTGTGACGATTCGAGATGAGGAATTGTCCAAGTTAGATGCCTATAAAGCAAAACTCGCAAATGTGGGCAATTTGACGCAAGATTTTGCATCCAGAATTGATAGGCTTCATAACGAGCTGAGTGGGGCTTCGGATGGAGCCGCATTGACAAAATATCTTAATCAATTTAGCACTCTGAGTGCTGAGGTCAAGAGTTTTGATGCTCAGGTCGCTGGCGTTATTCAGAAATACGATTCCTTGCTTTCAGCTCGTGGCAGAGCTACGCAAATAAGCAAGAAAATGACCAGAACGAGTCGTGGGACTGAAGAGTATCAGATTATGGCGACGGAGCTGGCTCGTGTTAAAGCAGAGCAAGCAAAAATTACGCAAGAAATCACGACTCAAGCTCATCTTGCGCCAGAAGTCGTTGCTGCTGCAAAAGCACGATCACAGTATGGCGAAAAGATTGTCCAACAAAACTATGAACTTGCTGTTGCAGAAGGCCGCGTAAAAGATGCTGTTGCGTATATCAATAAAGAGATGGCATCTATGCCGCAAAAGGTTGCGGAACTTCAGGCACGGTTTTCTGCTCTTGGGAATCCGTCAAAAGAACTCGCTGGAAATATCGCAGAATTGGACAGGCAACTTAAAGCAGTTAACGGTGGCAAGCTAGATGACCAAGGCAAAATAGCCGCTTATGAAAAGCTCCGTCAAATTTTAGAGGATTGCACGTCCGAGGTAATGCATTTCGAAAAATTGTCGAGGCTTGATGTTGCCGATTCTCGTTTTGAGTCTGGGCTTGCCAAAGCGAAGCAAGACCTAATCACGATTGAAACAAAGTGGAGCGCGCTTAAAAACGACCCCGGTCTTAACGCGCAACTCAACCAGTTGAAAGTCAGTCTTGGCCGTGTAAACAGCCAAGCCGATTTCTCAAAGTGGAAAGCACAGTTAAGCGCATTCCGCGCTGAGGTTAAAGCCGCTGGTAAAGATACACTATCACTTGGTGATGTTTTCAAGAACAACCTCGCTAAGGTTTCTCAGTGGATTGGCGCAACAACTATTATCTTTAAGACGTGGCAAACGCTCAGAGAGGGATTCGATGTTGTTAAAGACCTCGATAATGCGCTTATTGACCTGAAGAAAACGACTGATGCGACGGAAGAGCAGTATCGCAGTTTCTATTATACGGCGAACCAGACTGCTAAGGAACTCGGTGCGTCTACAAAGGACATCATTCAGCAGACAGCAGACTGGGCACGTCTGGGGTACTCGCTTGACGAGGCGTCTACGTTGTCACGGAACTCTGCTATTTTCTCTGCGGTGTCTGAAGATCTTGATTTGACCGAGGCAACTGATGGTCTTGTCAGTATGCTGAAGGCGTTCAAGGAGTTGGACGTTAACGATTCTCTTGACGGAATTATTTCTAAGATAAACGAAGTCGGCAACAATTTTGCTGTATCGAATGCTGATATTGTTGATTCACTTACTAGATCGTCATCCGCAATGGCTGCGGCCAATAACACGTTTGAGCAGACTGTCGCGTTGGCTACTGCGGCTACGGAGATTACGAGAGATTCTTCGCAGGTCGGCAATGCCTTGAAGACAATTTCTATGCGCCTGAGAGGTTACGACGAGGAAACTGAAACATATTCTGATGACCTCAAGGAAATCACAGGCGATATTGCTAACTTGACGAAAGTAGCAAGCAATAATAATCAGGGAATCAGCTTGTTTGAGGCCGACGATCCAAACACTTATCGTTCTACTTATGATATTCTGAAAGATATTGCAGATATCTGGAATGAAATCAGCGATAAAAATCGAGCGCAGTTGCTCGAAAAGCTATTCGGCAAGCAACGCGCCCAGGTCGGTGCGGCACTTATCTCAAACTTTAAGCAGGCAGAGAATGCTATGGACGCTATGGCCGGTTCTGCTGGCAGCGCGTCAAAAGAGTTGGAGCGTGCCCAAGACTCCATCGTATTCAAGTTGAATGCGCTGAAAGAAACTTGGGTTGGTGTCGCTCAGAATCTTTATGATACGCGAACGATTAAGAATGTAATTGACCTCTTGACGGATATGTCTGGCGTTATCCAGACAATCACGAAGAGCCTTGGAACGCTTGGCACGGTATCTGCCGGTGTCCTTGGTGTTCAATTTATTCGTTCTGTGGGTAGACCCAAAATGACGGGTTCTCATGATGTGCCCACATATGCTCTGGTGGTGACACGGAACGAGCTTGCAGCGTGAGTTGCAAGTGAGGGAGCATTGGCAAAACAGCCGAAATTGGCCGAAAGGCGAGTGGTTTTGTAATTCCACTCCGGGAACCGAAAGGAATCCGCAGCGAAGCTCATGTTCGCATGAGAACGTTCAGAGAGTATAATGGCTGCACGGCTCAATGAGTCGTGAAGGGGTATTCCAAATCAGCGCGAAAGCGTAAAAATTACAGGCGGGTCACGCCGTCGACCAAAATAGTGATATAGTGAGTCGCTGAAGCATTGCTTCACAAACCCGTGAGCCGCCTGTTGCAGCATACGGCTCACAAACTGGCAGAGAGACGTTGCTGGAACAACATTTCTCTGAATGCCTGATGAGCCACCTGCGGCAACAGGTGGCTCATCTAAATAAAGGATAGGTGTAATTGGTGGTATTGAACGAGGCGTATGATGCAAGCGTGTTTGACAAAAGCGTTTGTGACGGGTATGAATCTGCATGGGCAGAATTCGAGAAGTTGGTTGAGATCGGCGTTGCGTCTAGGCGCGGATGCCAAATAGAATCCGTGCAAAAGAACGCGATTTGTGGCAATGTTTAGGTGTCGTATGATAGAAAATGAATATAAGTGGTTCTTGACTAATTATTCCGATTTATTTAAAGAGTATGGTGATTCTTTCCTTGCAATAAAAGATGAAGCTGTGTTTGGGACATATAGTTCCTATGCTGATGGTGTAAGGGAAACGTCTAAAAACGAGAAATTGGGAACTTTTATTGTCCAGAAATGCAATGGTCACGAATCTGCCTATACAAATTATGTCGCTAATGACATATGCTTATAGCATGGGCTTTGTGTTAATTAAAGTGGTTGACCATGCGGATTAAATAATGGTATAATGAATACGCAAGACGGTATGTAATAACATAAATCTCGAAAATCCCATTTTTGTATTGACAATTTGTAAAAAAGTTGTAGATTGAAATTGTAATACTTAAAGAGGGGTTTCATGATGATTCTTGTCGATAATTGTGCTGAAAAAGTTGTTGACAAAATGAAGGCTAGTATTCCGCCTGAGACGAGGCTCGCACGTTGTGAACACAAGTTTAAAACGTACTCTAATCTTGTCATTATATTTATGTTTGTTGCGCCTGTTGCCTTATCTTTGCTGTATTTGTTGTTGGATTGGAGAAGCAAAGTTGCCCAATTTTGGGCGGATGGAGTAGCCACTGCTCTAGTTGTCCTCGTCGGAATTTTTCTTTTATTTTTGCAATTCGTATATGAGGAATCTGTATTAAAATTACGAGAAGATGCAGAGTATTCAAAAACGAGTATAGAACAGCTAAAACAAGATTATATGTTTTCATTTTCTATAGCCCTTGAATTGCTTGATTCTGTCTTTGAGTCTGGGGATGTATCTTTCAAGACACTTATGAATATTTGTGCAGATGGTATTAAGACGAGTTGTTCACAAAGATTCAATTCTCCAAAGTGTTTTGCTGTTAATATTTATGAGTATGATTCGCTTGAAGGGAACGTGAGGTTGATCGGCGTCAGCCGCGACAAGGCGGTTCATCGTATAGTCGATAACGATTTATATCGTTATGGATTGTTTGTGTATCGAAAAGTCGATAGCAAAGAACTCGATAAATATTATTTTGTCAAGTGTTTAAAAGGTGACGTCGATAAGTATGTGTTGCCCTCGTGGAAAGATATGGTCGAAAATTTCTATTGGGCACACTGGAAAACGAAAAAACAATATGAGCGCGCTAAATATGGCGCAAGAAGGAATTGTAGATTAGCTGGATTCCGATATAATCAGTACATGGCAATACCAATTTTAGACATCGGATTTAACACAGAAATTCTTATTGAAATAATTGCATATGATGACGCCTTTATAGCGCCCCAAGAACAGTTGTTAGATCAGTGTGAGCGGTTATCCGGTGTATACGGGCAACTTTTCGGGGTTGTCTATAAAATTGCTGATAAGGGACAAAATGGTTATCGAAGGGAGCGCCCTCATGAAGAAGAAGCGGTTTGTAATTAAACAGTCGAAGGCTGGCAATAGAGCCGCCAAAGCGGGTGTACTTGTGGTATCGCCCATAAAAAAACGCGGTGAATTTCAAATTGCAATAAATTCTGATATTTCGGACAAGCAGTTACAAGCAATTCGAGAGAGACAAATTGAATCTGAAAAGACGACGCGCAGAATCCAAGAGAACTACGACATGCTATCAAAGAGCATGATGAATAGCAGGGCGAAAATTTATGGTAATTCCAGTCAATAAAGAAAAAGGCGAGGCTAAATGGCCTCGCCTTCGTCATGTCAAAACTTGCTACCACAATTATTGCATTTCCACGTCTTTCCACAATCTCCAAGTCCATAAATTCCTACCAGCGCTATTTTTGCAGCCTTCTTCATCGTGGTCAGTCGCGTGAGATTTTCAGAGCCGCAGATGGGGCATTTGGGAACGTGCTTGGGACGAGAAGTAGCGTCTGGATTTTGAGGAAAGTAGTAGTTCTCAATTCCGCCATCATTTCTGAAATATTCTATGCTTTCTTCTGATTCTGGATACATGAGTGCGTAATGGTATTTATATGCATCCGATTCAGTGTCTAGTTGTGACTTGTCAAACAAATTTTCGAATATTGGTCTGTTTGTCGCATATTTTGCTAGGATGTGTGCGGATGCGATCCAGCGATCAGGCCACCACGATTCTGTTTTATAGTTGGAATAATAGATTTTGTTGTATTCATCATATGTCATGTCCAATTCTATATATGGAACATTACATGAGCAGAGGAACGTTGTTTTGGCTTTTTTAGGATCGTCCATAATTCTTCTACGCTCTGCGATTGATGGCTTCACAATTTCAGCGCATTTTGGGCAAGCAATAATTTTAGGTGAATACCCGCAGTAGGGGCATCTACTTCCGGGAATCCATGCGCGCTTACACTGTGGGCACACGTCTCCCGTCAAGTGACGGCCAATATTAGTAACGACATCTTCCCATGCCATAGTCTCACTTCCTTTTGTATTAGTTACTAAGATTACCACGTTTTCTCTTATTTGTCAACTCGCACATTAGTTTGAAACAATATAATGTTTGGTCGGCATCATATTGTAATGATTGGCATCACTTAAAGTATTAAAAAATGCGAAGTCGCAAATAGAGGCACTTAATAACGAATACGCGGATAAGACGCCGAATGTTTCTGGCGGAACGGCTGTTGCCGGGTCTGTTGTTAACGAGGTTGATGCTGCTAAGGTAAATGAATATACTGCTGCTGTGGCTGGCTTGTCCGCAGAGCAACAGCGCTTATTACTTAGCACGGCCGCGCTCACAGACAAAGAACGCGATAATGTCTTGGCTAATCTTGAGTCAATTCGTAGCACAAACGAGCAAAAAATAGCTTTCGTCGCCAAAAAGTACAATCTTGACAAGGCTACTGTCGCTCAACAACTTGGTATTGAGGCTGACAAAAAGTATGCTCAGGCCGAAATAGAAGCGAGAATTGCCGCGTCTGATTTTGGCAAGTCGCTGTCAAAACAACAACAGAAACAAATTGCGGCAGAATTGGCTACCAGAAGTCATTCCTCCTCTCTTAAAGAATGGGCTGGCAATATGACACTTGCTGTTAAGGCTGCTGCAAAGAACTTCATCAGCAGTCCTGTGGCAATCATTTCCGCCATCACAACGATTGCCTCTGTTGGTATCAATGCGATTCGCAATGCTCAAGAAAAAGCAAAACAGGCTGCTGAGGAAAACGAGCAAAAGGTCAATGACGTTGCTAGTGCCGCGAACGATCAGCGCGAACAACTGAACGACCTCATTGCGCAGTACAGCAAACTTGCTTCTGCCGGTGATTTTGATTCGTCTTCTCGTGAGCAAGCCCGAAGCATCCAAGACCAGATCACAGAGTTGGTTGGCTCTCAGGCAAACAACCTTGACCTTGTGAATGGCAAGTTAGATGACGAGGTTTCCAAGCTCAAAAATATCTCTGCTGAACAGGCAAAACAGAATGCGAATGCGCTTCAGACGAAGGTAGAAAGCGCCACAAACAAGTACAAGCAAGGTGCTCTTACTGAGGGCACTGGCACTAAAACGATTGACAACCCGTATTCTATGGGAGCGGATATCGAGCTTGCAAATAGCAAGGCTCTGAACAAGGCACTTAAAGAAGCTAGTTATTCTGGTAGCGCTCTACTGGATGTCAACAACAAGATTGACGTGAGCTGGGCGGCAATGAACAAAGATGCGGCCGGTATGGTCGATATCTATAAAGAAATTCAAGATACGCTTTTAAGTTCGGATGAATGGCGTAGCTCGGATGAGAACGAGAACTCTCAGCTCTTGAATGACATCCAGAGTAAAATTGATCTCTATCAAAGTATCGTTGATGAGTATAATTCGGCGGTTGCAAATCAGATGCAGAATGATGCTGTCATTAAAATATCTGATATGCTCAAGGAAATGACGGTCAATTCTCAAGAGACGTTCGATTCCTTTATCGCGTCTATCAACAACATGGCGGGTGCGTCAGATCAGTATAAGCAATATCTGACTGAAGTGGCCAATCAGACCTTCCCGCAATATGCCGATGCGGCTCAAAATGCAACGAACGCGACTGACTCCTTCAGCGCTGCCATGTCCACCGTCAAGGATGTGATGAGCGAGGCATCGTCTACGTCTATTGATGCTGCGAATAAGGCTGAGGCAGATGCCATTAGAGAAGAAACTGCTGCGCTTGAGGCATCCAATAATGAACTTCAAAAGCATATTGATAACCTGCAAAATGCCAATGATAAACGCAGCACTCTTGCGATTTCGGACTACACAGCCGAAATCGCAAAGAACAATGCGGCGATTGCTGAGAATAACCGGTTGTTGAATAATATGCCAAGCCCGTGGTCTGGCATCCTAAGCACTTTTGACACATGCTCTGGCGTACTTGAGCAAATCGCGTCGATTCAGAATACAGTCGCGGACAGCTTCACAATTTCTGCCGACAAGGCGCGTGAGTTTGCTGAGGCGTATCCTGAGATTCTTGCGAATGCAACCGTATCCGCTGATGGTCAGGTGACGTTGAATCAGGGCGTCGTTGATGCGTTTATCAGCGGCAAACAAGAACAGGTTAATGCGGCCATTGATGCGGAGATTGCAGACCTTCAGGCTAAGAAAGCATCTCTTGAAGGCCAAATGGCGTTTGCTCAGGCCGAACTCGAAATTGCACAAAATGTTGGCGATGGCGAGGGGCAAATTTCCAAGGAAGTCGCTGAGTATCGTATCAATACTGGAAACATAGTGGCTTGTAAATGCAGGTCACGTTCATAGGAATATGTTCGAAAAATAGAAACCCATTGAAATGCTGGGACACCCTAAAGGCAACCGCGCCACAACGTAAGAGTGAATAACTCTAAGCGTGATGGCAACGAAAGTAGAAAGAAGCGGTTGCATGGCGCAAGGTTAAAACCTAAACGCTAGAATAATGGGCAATCAGCAGCCAAGCCTCGAAGAGAGGAAGGTTCAACGACTATCCCGGAAGGGAGTAGGACGGCAAGCGATAGGCCGTCCGAAGTGGTGGGCATCCCATCAAGAAATCTCAAATTACCTCTTGACAAAGAAGGAAAAAGAAGGTAATATGATAGACTTATCCGAAATGCCTAATATTTTGGATATTAAGAGATTTCTTGCGGATGAAGATATAGTCTGCGCCAACGTGAAAGCGTTGGACGGCTTCGGCCGGTTGCGGTGTAGCGAACCGATAAGGAATCTCCCTTATAACTAACGAAGGGAGGTGCAACGATGATTAAGTCTTACAAGATAAGACTATACCCGACGAAAGAGCAAGAAGCTCTAATGTGGAAACACATCGGAGCTTGCCGATACATTTGGAACTATATGCTTGCGTATCAGGAAGAACAATACGCGAATGGCGAGAAGCGTTTGTCTGCATTTGATATGATAAAACTTCTGACGCCGTTGAAGAAAGACGGAGAGCATGAGTGGTTATGCGAAGTGTCGAATGCGTCTTTAGGCGTTGTTTGTCGTGATCTTGATAAAGCGTATAAAGGTTTCTTCAAGAAGATTGCGCGTTTTCCGAAATTCAAGAGCCGCAAGCATAATAAACCGAATTACCCTGTAAGAGCAGATGATATGTATTTCAAAAACGGGAATACGGTTCATGTAGCGAAAGTTGGAATGGTCAAATACAAAACAGATTTTGACCTACCGCAAGGTAAAGGGAACAAGTTTACGAATCCGCGAATTTCAAATGTAAATGGCAAATGGATATTATCTTTCGGTATGGAGAGCGAGAACCAAGCGCCTGTGCTGACGGATATTTCAATGGGTATAGATTTAGGAGTAAAAGACTTAGCAATAGCGGAATTTAATGGGACGAAGATCACATATCGCAATATCAACAAAACGTCAAAGATGAAGCGTCTTGAAAGACAGATGCGGCATCTAAAGCGCAGTATTTCCAGAAAGTATGAGCAAAATCGTAAAGGAAATACGTTTGTCAAGACGAACAACATAATGCGAAGTGAAGAACGTCTCAAAAAGATGTATGCACGAATGACCAACATTCGCACGAACTACATCCACCAAACGACGCATGATCTTGTGTCACTGCTCCCGAAAAGAGTGGTGATGGAAGACCTGAATGTAATTGGAATGATGAAAAATCGTCATCTTAGCAAAGCAATTCAGGAGCAGTGTTTTGCGGAGTTCATTAGACAGATGCAGTATAAGTGCGAATGGAACGGAATTGAGTTTGTTCAGGTGGATAGGTTTTATCCAAGCAGCAAGACTTGTTCTTGCTGTGGTGCGATTAAGCACGACTTGAGGCTCAGGGATAGAGTATACGTGTGTGCAGAATGTGGCGCGGAGATAGACCGCGACTACAATGCCGCTATCAATCTAAGCAGGTATGTAGC